TGGGGCAGACCAAAACAATGGCGATGACGCGGCAGCGACCGGGCCCGCCTCCAATCAGGAGTGACACCATGAAGAGTTGGTACACCATCCGCGCCCGGGCTTTGGGCGCGGAAGTGCTGATCTATGACGAAATCGGCGCCTACGGCGTCAGCGCCAAGGGCTTTTTGGCCGAGCTGGGCGCGCTGCCGGATGACGCGCCGATTGATCTGCGCCTCAACAGCCCCGGCGGGTCAGTCTTTGATGCGGTTGCAATCTTCAATGCACTGAGCCGTCATGCAGGCCATATCACTGTCTGGATCGATGGCATCGCTGCCTCGGCCGCAAGCTACATCGCTATGGCGGGCGATGAGATCGTCATGCCGGAAAACGCTTTCATGATGATCCATGACCCAAGCGGTATTGTCATGGGCACAGCGGCCGATATGCGCGACATGGCGGGGACGCTCGATAAGATCGCAGCCAGCATGACACGTGGATATGCGGCGAAATCGGGTAAGCCAGAGGTGGAGATTGCAGCATTGCTCGCCGCAGAGACCTGGTTTGATGCAAAAGATGCATTAGAGGCAGGGCTGGCTACCCGCATGGCAGAGCCGGTGCGGATTGCGGCGAGCTTTAATATTGGCCGGTTCCGTAATGCACCGCCTGACCTAGTCGAGATGGTCAAGGCTGACATCGTTGGAGATGACAACGATGTTGCGGGCGGCGATGCGTCGGCAGCCGTACCGGATCCCGCGACCAAGGTTCCCGCTGGGAACGTTGATCAGGCTGCCGCTCATGATGATCCCGCAACGCCACAGAAAGATGTTGCCGCTGACCAAACTCTCTCGCATGACAGCGTGCCCAGCACAGCTGCTGCTACCAACGCAGCACCGGACGCGGCTGCTATCCGCACCGCGGTGATTGCCCATGCCCGAGCGGTCGTTGATCTCTGCCGCCTTGCAGGTCAGCCGCAAATGGCAGGACGACTTCTTGAGGAGGACGCCGGACTCGACGCGGTCCGCGCGCGGCTTCTGGCCGCCAAGGCTGAAGCCGAGCCGCAGATCACTTCGCATCACCCGCAACCCGGGCCAAACCCGACGACGCGCCCCTGGGGCGATGTCATCGCGCGCACCTTTAAACTGAAAGGCTGAAACCATGACCACGCTTACTGAGGACAAACACACGGGCGGCTTCCTGATCTGGGAAACCTTGCGTGATTATACCCGCGAAACCGTCACTCTCGCCTCGGGCGCGGGCAAACTCGCACCCGGCACCGTACTGGGCCGCATCACCACGGGTGGCAAATACACGGGCCTTGCGCCAGCTGCCACGAATGGCAGCCAGAATGCGGCTGGCATCCTTTGGGCTGATGTCGATGCCACTGATGCCGACGCGCCCGGGGTCGTGATCCTGCGCGGTCCGGCCATCGCTAACCGCCATGAACTCGTCTGGCCTGATGGCGCAACTGAAGCGCAAATCACCACCGCCACAACGACGCTTGCCGCACTCGGCATCATCCTGCGCTGAGCCTGAGCACGGCTTTACCAAAATCCCCAAAATAGAAGGAGGCACGCTGTGGCCACCATGGACATCTTTGAAGGCGACGCCTTCTCCATTATCGAGCTGACCCGCGCACTCGAAAACATCCCCTTCAAACCTGCAATCTTGTCAGGGGCAAACCTGTTTGGCGCGCGCGGCGTGCGGGCGCGCACGATTATGATTGAGAGCCGCAATGGCACGCTGTCGTTGATCCCGTTCTCGGAGCGTGGCTCGGCTTACGAACAACAGGTCCCCGAACGGCGCGACATGCGGGCGTTCGTCTGTCGACAGTTTAAAAAGCAGGATGTTCTCTGGGCCTCAGAGATCCAAGGCATCCGTGACTTTGGCTCAGAAACTGCAACCCAACAGGTGCAGGCAGAGGTCGCGCGCAAGATGGGGCGACTTAGGAATGATGCTGAGGCCACCTTCGAGTTCCATCTCTTCAACGGCATTCAAGGGGTGGTGAAAGACCCCAAGGACGGTGCGACGGTGATCAACTACTACACCGAGTTTGGTATCGCCCCTGCGGTGGAAGTGGATTTTGACCTCGACAATGCCACCCCTGGCTCGGGGGCGCTGCGCAAACGCTGCCAAGCACTGATCGAAACTGTTGAGGACAGTCTTGGCGGACTCGCCGCTGGACAGGTGCAACTTCGCGCCGAATGCGGATCTGCCTTCTTTGCTGATCTCGTGGCCCACAAGGAAGTGCGGGAGACCTATCTGAATACGGCCGCCGCGGCGGATCTGCGGGGCCGCGTTGGGGAAGCGGTCAGCTTTGGTGGCATCAGCTTCCACCGCTACCGCGGCGGTCTTGGATTTGGTGTGCCGACCGACAAGGCCTATTTTTATCCTGAAGGCGTCGAGGGGCTGTTCGAGATCTACTACGCCCCCGCTGATACCTTCGAGACGGTGAACACGCTGGGCCAGCCGCTTTACGCGCGGATGATCCCCGACCGGGATCGCGATGAGTGGGTGCGCCTCGAGATCGAGAGTAATCCGCTGCCGATCTGTACCCGGCCGCAGGTGCTGCGTTCGGCGCGGCGGACGTGATGTCTGCCTTTGCCGCCGCTGTCGGTGCGCTTTTCGCCGATGGCAACATCGGGCGCGAAGCCGTCTATATCGCCGACGGAGGCGCACCAGTTCTGGTGCGCCTCATTGCCCGAAGCGCCGATGACGTCACCGAGTTCGGCGATGCCAAGCTATGGTCTGAAACCACCCGCATCGACTTGCGCGTGGCCGAGGTGCCAAACCCGCGGCCGGGCGACCGCATTGAGATCGACGCTGAGGCCTTTCTCATTCAGGGCGAGCCAGTGCGTGACCGCGAGCGGCTCGTTTGGACCTTGGATTTACGTCCTGCATGAAACTGAAGCTCGCCATTGATCCCGACATCGTCGCCATGATGGCGGCGGAGGTTGCGGCGGGGGAACGCGCCGTGACTGCCGCCATGCGCGAAGCCGGAACGGGCCTGAAATTCGCCTGGCGCACGCAGATCACCGGCGCCGGGCTGGGCACCCGGCTTGCCAATTCTATCCGCCTCGCCAGCTTTCCCAAATCCGGCGACAGTCTGAGCGCGGCAGCATTGGTCTGGTCAAATGCGCCGGTCATCGTTGGCGCGCATAACACCGGACCGCTGATCCGGTCCAAGGACGGGTTTTGGCTTGCGATCCCAACCTCGGCAGCAGGTAAAAGCACCAAGGGTGGACGGATCACTCCTGGCGAGTGGGAACGCCGCACAGGGTTGCGCCTACGGTTCATCTATCGCCGCCGAGGACCTAGCCTGCTGGTTGCGGAGGGGCGGTTGAATACCAAGGGCCGGGCTGTCGCGTCCAAGTCCAAGACCGGACGCGGCGTGGCAACCGTACCGATTTTCCTGCTGGTGCCGCAGGTCAAGTTGCGTAAGCGGTTAGACCTGGCGCGGGATGCCGAGCGAGCTATAGATCGCGTGCCGGGGTTGATTGTGGCCAATTGGGTGGAAACCCGGCTCGGATGAACATGTTCGCTCCATCTCCCCTTGAAAGTAAAACATGGTATAGAACCAGAAAATAAAACGAAAAGGCTGACCATATGAATAAACCGATGACCAAGACGCAGCTGACCGCAATGATTGCGGAGGCGATGAGTGCTGACCGTAAGACCGCAGCGGAGTTTTTGGATGCACTTGCGAACATCGTCACACAAGAGGTTGCTCAGGGTGGCGCCGTCACTGTGCCTGGCATCGGCAAGGTAGCCTGTCGCGCCCGCCCCGAGCGGCAAGTGCGCAATCCAGCAACCGGTGCAACCATGACCAAAGCTGCAGATCGGCAGGTCAAAGTGACCATCAGCAAAACACTAAAAGACGCTATCAACGGCTGACTTCATTGGCTCTTTCGCTGCTGCGGTGTTTATCAGAAAGGCTTCGGGGCGCTTGCCAATCGAGGTCTTTTTTATTGGCGCGCTTCACCAAAAAGGCACTGGTAGGCCCTGAGGGACTCGAACCCCCAACCAAGGCGTTATGAGCGCCCTGCTCTAACCATTGAGCTAAAGGCCCAATGCGATGCAAAAACTCTATTCTTCGAACGAGGTCAACCAAGATGCCGATGCCTGGCCGTGAAACCATCCTGACCGCCCTTGCGGATCTCTTGCGGCTGATCCCATTCGTGCCAGTTCTGCGCGGCGAGGTCCTGCCTGAACGCGTGCCAACTTCTGGCCTCATAATCCTACGCGACGGCGATCCGGGCGATCCGGCGGTGACGCTGTCGCCGCTTTTATATCACTTCCAGCATCGCGTGGAGCTGGAGGTTATCGTGCAGGGTGTGGACCGTGATGCGGCTTTTGCCACGCTCTGCGGCCAAATCGGTGCCGTTATCTCTGCGGACCACACGCTTGGTGGCCTCTGCGACTGGGTTGAGGCGGAAGCGCCGCGCCCGGTTGATCTGCCGGTCGAGGGGGCAGCAAACCTGAAAGCTGGCGTCCTTACGGTCGTGCTGCATTATTCAACTGGGGATCCGCTTTCCTGAACAGGGATAACAGGTTGTACCGGCATCTTAATGCGACCTTCAATCATGGAGCCAAAATCAACTGAGATTGCAGCGGTTATTATATCGGCCTTGACCCGCGCGCCTGGTTTGATGGTGAGGGACGTCGCATGAATTATGCCATCAACCTCGCCTTCGACAATCACACTTGCTGCGTGGATCCCACCCTCGACTTTTCCAGACTTTGTCACAACGAGGGTTTCTGCGGTGAGCTCGCCAAAAATGCTGCCACCTAACTCAACGATGCCATCACTGGCAAAATCGCCTTTGATGGACGTGCCCTTAAGAAGAATTGAGCGTTGTTCATCGATCTGTGGTGCTTCGCGGTTGGGCGCGACATCGGGCTTAGAGGGATCTGGTTTTGCTTTTGAAAACATTAAACTGGCAGCTTCTGTCATTGATTTTGGCCAGTTGAGCTAAAAAGACCGTTGTGGTCAAGCTTTAGGACTCATTCAAACGATACCGAGGAGATGAAGATGGCACGAGCGCAAGGCGCGCGGGCGCAGATGGCGCTGGCGTTTGAGACGACGTATGGCACGCCACCGGTGAGTGGCTTCACCAAAATGCCCTTCGCCAGCACCACGCTTGGCGCGGAGCAGCCGCTGCAGACGTCTGAGCTCCTAGGCTACGGCCGGGATCCGCAGGCGCCGATCAAGGATGCAGTGACGGCCGACGGCGATGTTGTCGTGTCTATTGATGCCGAGGCTTTCGGATTCTGGCTAAAGGCCGCCTTTGGGGCACCGACGACCAGCGGCGCGGAAGCCCCTTATACCCACGAGTTCCGGTCTGGAAACTGGGCGCTGCCTTCGCTCTCGATCGAGACCGGCATGCCAGAGGTGCCGCGCTTTGCCATGTATTCCGGCTGCATGTTGGACAGTCTCAGCTGGCAAATGGCGCGCTCGGGGCTTTTGACCGCAACGGCCAGTATTGTGGCCCAGGGCGAGGCGATTGGCACTGCAACGGCAGCCGGTACTCCTACCAATATCGCGATGAAACGCTTTGGGCACTTCAACGGGGCAATCACGCGGAATGGAGCGAACATTGCCTGGCCAACTTAACCCGGGACAATCTCCATGCCTTTCATCGTCTCAGCCGTCGTCGCCGTTGCGGGGGCGATCAGTGGGGTATTGGCTGCAGGCGGCATTGGCGCGGCCCTGATCCGGATCGGCGGTACGCTGCTGTTGTCTTATGCAGCACAGGCCTTGATGCCAAAGCCGCAGACGACGCTGCAAAACCGCACGGTGACCATCCGCGAGCCTGTGGTGCCGCGCGATTTGGTGTATGGCCGCACCCGCAAGGGCGGGGTCATCGTGTTTTTGAACTCCTCAGGGTCGGACAACACATATCTTGATTTGGTGATCGTGCTGGCCACACACCGGGTGAACTCCATCGGCGCGGTTTATTTTGAAGGCGAGGTCGCGTTGAATGCTGCCGGTGCTGCGCAAGGTCGCTGGGCGAGCAAAGTCAGCATTGAGAAGAAGCTCGGTGATGCCAACCAGACCGCGTTTGCTGGTTTGAAAGCGGCCCTGCCCGACAAATGGACCGAGAACCACCGCCTTAGGGGCTGCGCTGCCATTCATCTGCGGCTGACCTATGACCAAGACGCCTACCCGGGCGGCATTCCAAACATCACAGTGGATCTTGAGGGCAAGAATGACATTTGGGATCCGCGGACCCAAACGTCCGTCTATTCGGCAAACCCCGCTCTCTGCCTTGCCGACTACATGGCCAATCCGATTTGGAGCATCGGCGCACGGATCGGGCAGCCAGATGGAATCGATGAGCTCTCGCTCGTCGAGGCGGCCAACATCTGCGACGAAACCGTTCCCCTTGCAGGGGGTGGGTCTGAGCCGCGCTACGCGTGCAATGGTGTCATTACGCTCTCCGAGGTTCCCAAAACCATCATCGAGGGGTTGCTGACATCCTTCGCCGGACGCTGCGCTTTCTCGGGCGGGTCTTGGCGCATTCACGCAGGGGCGTGGCGCGCACCGTCC